GCTTGGTTTGAGTCTGTATCTAAATCGTTTTCAGTTAAAACCGAACCTGCCGCATAATCAACTAATCTTGAAGTTTGACTTGTTCTACGTCTAATTTCAATAGCACTTAAATTAGCCGGTGGTGAAGAAAATGTGATTTGAGTTCCTGCTGAGTTATAAGTAAAAGCAGTTGTAGCTACACCATTAATTGTTACAGTAATGTCAGCCTGGTCACGATATGTAAAACTTATTGCATATTGTGTGGTTGAGCCATTTCCTGTGTACCTTACAAATGAATTTGCCATTTATACACTCCTTTTCTTCTTCTAATATGGGTACTTATTGTTATTGTTGACGGTCTTTAGGAAGTTCACTAGTTATTGCTCTCAAAAATTGTTGTAATCCTATTAAGTTATAAAAAGGTAATATTCCTATAGCCTTATTTCCGTCTGCTTGAGAGAATGTTCTTTCTGGATTAAACGTAGATTGTGATACAGCTTTTAAACTAGGTATCAACTTTTGAAATATTAAAGAATAAGTTGGGTTACCAGTTATAATGTTTGTATCAAGTCCACTAGTTCTGTATCCAAATATAGGGTTATCAGTATAAGCAGAGCCTATAATGTTAGCACCTATTGGTAACAAGGAAGCAAACGCAGCTCTTTGAAAACCTGCTTTAGCTATTGTTGCCGGATTTAATCTGTTTTTATAAAATTCTTTTTGGTTTGGATGTACTAAACCTGCTAGAGAAGTTTGTGCTGAGAACATTAAAGAACCCCATAACATTGAGTTCATAAATTGGTCAAACACAATAGCGTCTCTCATCTTTAGACCATACAAAAATTGTTTAGCCCAAGATGTAAACATAAAACTTCTAAACTGATATGCTATTTGACCTAAGTGTCCATCTGCATTCATTCCGTATTCTTTTAAAAATCCAAAGTATGCTTTCTCACCTATATCAGCTTGTTGAATTGTTCTATGTGCAAGTCTTCTCATAGCCATAATGTAAACTGCTCTAGTTTCATTAGACCATTTGTCAAAATTAGTTTTAGTTATTCTAGTTCCAAGTTCACCTTTAGTCCAACTTGTGTGTGCTTTAAATTCATTTTGAATTTTTTTCATCATAGATGGACTTATACCTAAGTCATCCATTCTGTTTTGCATTTGAACATCGGACATTCTGTTTTTACCAAATCTTAATTTAGCAAAAGGATGTTTACCTTTACCAACAGCCCATCTACCAAATATTTGTGTAAACTCAGAAACAGTTACTATCTGCATAGCAGAGGTACTCATAAACTGACCAGAGTATGTGTTAGTAAATCTGTTCATTTGGTCTAGTTTGTTTTCTGCTGTAGTAATAACATCATCAGACATACTACTTCCAAAATCATCTAGTCGGTTTGTAACTTGTTGAATAATAGAGTGGTTACCTATTCCACCCATTGTGTAATCTATTTCTCTAATAAATTCATCTACACGCTCACCGTTTTCTAAACGTTTCATCATACGTCTTAATTCAGGAACATTTTTTAATGTAGCATTCCAACCAATTAAACCAGTAACGTTACCCATCTCTGACATATTGGCAAAACCAACTTGGTTCATCACCCTTGAATAATTTAATTTACGAATAAATCTTCCTATTGTTGGTGCTAGTCCAGTTGGATTTTCTGCAAGTGGTCTGCCTTTAATATAAGCATAAGCCATATCCATAGCTTGTATTTCATTTTTTGCCTGCCACACTGCTCTTTTAGTAGCACTAGCTTTTGGATTTGCGTCATAGCTTTCTACAATTTCTTGTCTAATTCTTTGAAAGTCACCTCTAGATTTAATTCCTTTATACGCTAAAGCCATGTCACCCATTGCACTGTGTGTGTAATTCATAAACAATGCTTCAGCATTATTTTCTAATAAATCTGAAAAGTTTGTTCTTCCGTCTGTATAGCCTTCATTAAATCTAATTCTTCTTTTTAAATATGATGAACCAGAAACTTGTTCTCCTGGTTTAACTTTAAACATTCTATTTATTAAAGCATCAATTTCTTCATCAACCATATTTGTATGTTCTTGCATCATTCTTCTAAACGTTTCACGTTTTTGCATACTAGTTACAATGTGGTCTAAGTTAACTCCACCTTTAGAAAAGTTTGACCTATTAACTACAGTTATTAAATTTTCTGCAATAGTCATTTTTTGAGCTGCTGTTAAAGGTTTTTGTTTTACACCTTTAAGCATTGTGTCTTCCATTGCATTAACTAAAAATACTTTAAGATATTGTGAACCTTTTGTAGGGTCATCTAATATTTTTTGATATTTGATTGGATTGTGAACTCTTGTTAAATAATTAAAATTATCTACAATATTTTCAGCACCTTCTACACCTACAATTTTAAGCATTTGTAATTGCTCATTTAACAATTGACTTTGTACTTTAGCCATTTGTTGTATTAATTTTTGTGCTTCACCAGTAGTATAGCCTAATTCACTTAATGCAATTTGTTCACCACGAATTGCTCTACCTACTAAATCATTAAATTCTTTTCTTACTAAATTGTTATTAGGACTATTCCATTTGTATCTTCCTAATTTCTTTTGTTCCATTAACCATTTTTTTAAAAAGTTTGTATGAGGTACGTGATATAAAACCATCATTCTATCTACGTTCATATCTTTAACTTCAGATATAGTTACTGGTCTCGTATAATTTGTATTTCCTTTTTTTGGCGTTGAGTCTCTAACTAAAAGACTTCCAAATTTTCTCATTTTGTCACTAAGTGTTGAAGCCATTGCAGCAGAAAAATCAAATCTAAATGCTCTAGCCCAAGTCTCTGGTGTCAAATCAGCGTCACGAAGAATATTAAACTCTGCCATTCTACCTCTAACATACTCATTAGCTGTAGCTTTGCTGTCAAAAGTACCTTCTGGTTTTGCTTCATCCCAATTACATATTTTTTTTGCCATTATTTACATTTCCTTACTTCGACTGTTCCGTCTTTATTAACTTGCATAATTAATTCATCTGGTTTTCCAGACTGATTTTCTATCATTCTAACTTCAAACCTACCGTCTGGTCTTTTAGTTGTGTGTAACGCTAAGTCGTAATTAGGGTCATACCAATCAAAAGTTCTTTCACCATTTGGTTTAACAGGGTTAGGATTATTAGGACCAGGAACTAAATTACTGTTGTTTCCTGTTGGTGGTTCAAAACCTCCATCATCTCTAATTAATTTAGTATCACTTTCGTCCATAGTGTTTTTAAATGTTTTTGTAAAATCATTACTTTTAATTCTTGGTCTTCTTATTCCAAACAAGCCACCAAGAAATGCACCAGTCATCACACCGTGCATAACATTATCAATATCTAAATCTGGTCTTTGTGAAGCAAGATAAGTTTCTATTGCACCAATTGATACTGCACCTGCACCTGCTTTTCTTAAAATTCTATATGCTCTTGCACTTTTTTGTAAAGCAACAATTGGCGCTAACAACCCATCTGTAGCAACAATTGCTGTCCACGCAGCGGGGTCAGTAAACGCAGCCAACAATCTTAACATAGTTCCTTTACCAACACCTTGAGAATTAATTTTATCTTCAAGTGTTAAATGTTTTAATAACTGTTCTCTTATTTGTTGAGCGTGTGCCAAACTATGTGCGTGTGCAAATTCTTCCATATAGTCTTGTGGTAAATCAACCATTAACTCATCTATTAATTCTGATGTTAAAACAAAATTAGGGTCAGGCGCTAAATCTTCTCTACTAAACTGTTTGTACAAATTAGTAGCAATCATTTCATCTTCGTATGCGCTTTTTGTTGCTTCACCTAAAGTGTATTTCTTTTTTAAATCTTGTTGTCTTTTGTAAGTTACATTTGCTATTTGGTCTAAGTCTTCCTTATCATAAGGAGTAGCATAATCTAAATTCCACAATTGTGGTGGTTCTATATTATTTATAAAATCTTTTGCTGAGTCAGTTTCAAACTTTTGACCCATTGCTTCAGTTTCTTTATCAATCTCTTTATAGCCTTCAATCAATTCTGGAATTTGAGCTGCTTGTTCTTCAGCTTGTGTACTGTATTCTCTTACACCTTCAACAAAATTTCCAACTGTATCAATTGTATTATTAACAACTTCTTCTATTGGTGTTCCTTTTGTATTTAAAACTGTATTAGCTATATCTTTATATTCTGGGTCAGACTCTAAAACGTTAGTCATAGAATCTTGGGCTTCGGTACTTAAAATTCCTGTTGATGTTCCGTCACTAATGCTTTTTTTTAGCGCATCCGAATTCCATAACAATGCAGCTTCATCAAGTCGTCTACTTGTATATCTATCACCAAATTTTAATAAGTTTTTATATGCGCCTACCCAATCACCACTTGTAGTTTGTTTCCAAAAATTAGGTGTTCTACTTTCTAAGTCACCATATTGAAAAGCTACCGAAGCTAAAACTGTTGCTTGTTCAGTAGACAAATCATTAAATGATGTACCAGTAGAATTTTCCCATTTAGTTTTAAGATTTGTAATAGCTTCACTTTTAGCAAACTCATTAATTATTTTACCTTGGTCTTCAGTAATTTTTAAATTAGGTGCAATTGCAGAAGCTTCTACACCTTTAAATCCTAAAAACGGTTTTAATATTTCTACTATATCATCAGGCAATCCTTTTAAATCTTCTAATACTCTAGCACCTAAATCAAAACCACTAGCGATTGTTACACCAGATTTAGAATTTTCTGCGTCTGGAACATAGCCTTTTGTTTCAAAACCTTCTTGTTTTAATATAAAATCAAAATCTATATTGCTCATTTATTAACCTTCTTTTGTGTATTTAACATTAATTTCTTTTGATTGTTTGCGTTCTCTATTATAATTTTCATTTTCTTATCGTTAATCATCATCTCTTCAACAGAGCCATCCATAAAGTCTCCTGTAGAAACAATTACAAAATTTCCATCTGGTGTAAGAACTGGTAACTGAGAATTTTTATCTGTTAAAACTAACAATCCACTTTTAAAAGGACGTACTACTAAATCTTCTGCATAGTATTTTAAATCACCTTTTCTATCAGCAACTAAAGGTATATCACCTTCATTAAACCATCCTTCAAGTTTGCCTTCTTCTTTATATTTTTCCATCCAAACAGTTTCAAATTTCTTAGCAATTGCTCTACTCTTTTCAGTTAATTTAGTTGGGTCTGCGGCAGGAAAAGATGAGTTATTAATTAAAACACCATCAACTAAAGTATGTCTTGTTGATACTTCTTCAATAGCAAATTTAATTGCGTCTTCTTTTCTCATTCCTGCTTTCATCATAGTGACAGCAGTCATTGTTGCTCTTTGTGAAACTAAAGACATATCAACATCATCCCAATCAAATGTAGGATAATCTCTTGTTATAGCTTTAACCCAGTTTGGTAAATCTTCTTTGTTAACTCCGACAACTCCACCTATCCATGGAATACCTTCGTCAAACCATTTATCAAATTTTCCTTGAACTTCTTCATACACATCATCTTTGTTTACATTTGTATTTGCATATTTAGACGTAGGATTAGTTATAGCTTCATAAGCTTTCATAATCGCTCTCTCTTGTCCCATGTTAGTATTTCTCATAAGATTGTTTACAGTCTCATAAAATGTTGCTGCGTTAGTGCCTAAATATTTTGTAGGTACTGTGTTGCCGTAAACTGTTCTTAATTGTTGGTATCTTTCAAAACCTCTTTTAAATATATCAATTCCATCAGGGTCAATAGTATCTTCATTGCCTGCTACTTTAATTACATTAATAGAATCAAATCCCATTTGCATTTCATTTTTCCAAGTAGGATGTTGTATTCCATTAGCGCCTAACATTTTTTCTGTTAATTGAAACATTGTAAATTGTGCTAGGTCTTTAGGTATCTCACCATTAGCAATCATGTTGTTAACGTGAGGTATTAATATTGTTTGTTCCCATGCTACTACAGAGTCATTTATATCATCATCAGATAAACCAATTTTAGTAGTACCACTTGAGTCTGTATAAGCAGTTTCATCTTTTAAATAAGCTTTACCTTTAGAAATTAAATCTATACCAATTGCTAGTTTACTTGATGTTGCTACTTTACCTTTAATAGCGTCAATAATTTTTGTAGCTTGTTCTTGTGTTTTAGGTGTTCTTAAATAAGAAGGTAAATCTTTTTTACTACCTCTGTTCATTGTAAGATAAGTAACAATGTCACTTAACATTTGAGGGTCAGTAATTAAACCAGTGTCTTGTAAATTAACTACTTGTTCAAAATAATCTAATACTTGTTTATTCCAATTATCTTTATTTATAAATTTTTCGTTAACAACTTTATCAGTTCTTAATTTTTCTAAATCTTCTACTCTAGTAGACGGATGATAAATAGGTTCACCATATTGTTCTACTTTATCTGTTTGCGTATCTTTAGATGTAATAATATGACTAGTATCAACCCATCCACCACCTTGTTCCCAAGCTTTAGCAATGATTTGAAAAGATGCTGCATTAGTTTGTCTGTTAAGTTGTAAACCTTTTGCTATAGATACTTTTTGTTCTAACTCTAATCTCATTTGGTTCATAGAGTCAGTGTATGCTCTAGTGTAAGACTTATCTTGTGTGCTTAAATCTCTTATAGGATTGCCAGTAGGATTATCATTTTCATCAACTGATTGAAATAAGCTATCTATATTTAGATTAGCCATAGCGTCACCTTTTTCATCACCACCAGTTATATTGGCAACTTTCATATTAATATTATTAAAATCTTCAATAGCGTGTGATAAACCAAAATTAGCATTTACAATTGCTTGGGTGTAGTAACCTTTTAAGTTAGCAACTCTAGGGTCACCTTTATCAATCAACTTTTTGATTTCATCTGGGTCTGTAATACCTTGTGCTTTTAAATTATCGAAAACATCTTGTGCTTCGTTTTGTTGTTCTGTTTTATAATTGTCAGTAAACTTGGCAAAAGATTTATTAAAGTTTTTTAGCGAATTTGAAATTTGATTTAGTTCACTATCTTTAGCTTCTCTAGGTCTACCTGTTGAAGTTCTTTGATAATATACTGGTTTGTATTGTGATTCGTATGCCATTATGTTGTCGCCTTACTGTTAAAGAATTTTCTATTTGGGTTACTTCCATATTCTACAGCGCCACCAGCCATGTTAATTGCTAATGCCATGTTACTAGGTTCTACTGGTACTGGAAGATTGTTAATAGTATTTGCGTAAGAAGCATAAGCTTCGTTTTCTTGTCTGTTAAATGACATCATATCTTTAGTAAACGCCATGTTAACATCCATAAATTCTTTATCTGTATCTGTTCCTACGTCTTTGTATATTGCTGTAGCGTTACCAACATTAAGTGCCAATTGTTTTGACATATCTGCAATCTTGTCTCTTTTAATTGCAAATTTCTCTGCTGCCTTTTCTTTTGCTGCGTTAATTTTATTATTATCTATTTGTCCGTAGTCATCAAACAAAGCTGCACTTGCGGCACTTTTAGCATGAAAGTTTGAAACAGAAGTTCTATAGGCTTGTTCTTTTTTAGCGTTATGGTCGGCTATCGAACTCATTACGTTTAACGCAAAGCCTGCTTCTGCTGTACACATATTATTTTAACTCCTTCATTACTAATATAAAATTTAATTTTTCATGTCCGTAGGGTAATTTTTTCTTTGGTTCAAATCCTAAAAACTGTAACCATTTTAAAGTTTCCCAATTCCGTTCATCTACAAAATTGTAAAGATACTTATAACCTTTACCCATTTCGTTTACCCAATGAGGACATTCTTTTAAGAATTGTCTTACATGGTTTCTTAATTGGTCGCTTGATAACATCCAAGCTACACCATAATCTTTTTCGTATGCACATGGGGTTGACCCAAACATACCAATAACACCTTCTTCTTTTGTTCCTAAGATTGAGTAGTTTCTTGCGCCTTCATAAGTGAAGGGAAGAACTAATGCCTTTAATGGACTTAGATTGTCCGAAGCTTTAATTTCACGTCTATCTGCTAAACGCATTTTTGGTGCTAAGTCGATACAATCATTAATGACTGCTTCTCTTACGCATTTTTCCATATTACATCCTTCTATTTCTTCTATGATAAAATCCTTCAATTTCTGCTGATATAAAGTGACAAGGTAAGTGTGAACTTGAAATTAACTTACACACAAATCCTGTGTTTTTACTTTGTATTGGAATAGTAAATGTACCACTTGCAATGTTAGGAACTCCAACTACTGATGAAGCTGAGTTAATAACATTTCCTGTCATTTCATAACTAGTTAAACTTCTACCGTCTGGTAAAACTGTTGCTTTAAAAAATCCACTATCTTGGAAGTCAACATTTAAAGTTCTAATTTGGTATCTTCCAGAAGTTATAGCTACAGCTCCAGTAGCACCTTGTTCTCTTACATATGGTTTAGAAAACTCATATAAAGATTCAAAAACACTTCCAAAAATACAAGACGTATGATTACCTTGTACTACAACTGTAGTTCCACTTTGACTGTCAATTGTTAAGTCAGCACCATTAGTTGCGTCTATAGCTAATAATGTTTGGTTATGCTCATACGGAATTGTAAATGTAGTTTTATTTGTTGTGCTGTTATAACTTCCACTTAATATTGCTGTTTGCATATCAATATTAATCGGAAAATTTAAAGAATTAAAATTAGGATTTCTTAAATCTATTTTTAATAATTTTAAATTTCTTTTTTCATTTGCTAATATGTAAATAAAACTATCGTAAGCTTCTGCTGAAATTATTTGCATATTATTAAATGTAAATTTGGACCAGGCTGATTGTACTTTTTTATCAGCATCCCAAAAATATTTATAAACAAACATTGTGTTTGCATTTGTAGCTGTAATATCTGAACTTGCTGTATAAGGCGCTGTGTTAGTAGCGTCTAAAGTATCGTGACATAATACAACCATTGTATCTTCAATGTTGTTTGAAACAATTTTGTATGCGTTGTTAGGAATTAATGTGTTAACTCCAATTGTAATATCTAAACCATCATTTGTTAATGTATCATCATCTGCAAAGTATTCTGTAATTGCAGTTTTATCATTTCTGTTTTGTGCAAAGTAAACAAATTTACCTGCCGCTTTAGGTTCAACTTTAGTGTCATGTGAAAACGTACTTGTTTTAGAAAGTACGGCTGTAGTAGGTGTAATACTATCACCAGAAGATTCTAGTATGTATTGTGACTCTGCTGAGAATAATAAAAGTTGTTCGTTAAAATCTATAGAGTTATAAAGTTTGTTTACCGTAGTACCACTAGCTGCAATATCAATAGGGTCAGTATCTAATACATCTGTTCCTGTTGTTGCATAGAAATTATAATACTCACCGTTTTCTGTCATAATTAAATTTTGTCCAGAAATAATTCCAAATCTATTTTGAAAGAAAGTTAAGTTTTGTATCTTTTGTCCAACAAAACTTGGTGCAGGATTAGTTGTTTCATCACCTGCTACTCTGTCAGTGTAAGTTTGTTGTGCAAAAGTAAATGTACCGTTGTTGTTGTTAACTAATGCGTGTGGCATTGTAGAATTGTCTAAACCAAGTTTTACTCCTGGTCCTACAGTTTCTTTCCAAACACCGTTAGATATAAATTTTACATAATAATCTGAAAGTGTGTCACCTTCTTCACCAGTAATTTGAATAATCATATTTGGTTTTGCGTAGTAAGGTAAATCTGTAAAATCTTGTATAGCGTCTTTTATTGCATACATAGCTTGGTTACCAAAACCGTCTGTAGTTTCAATTCCAAAAGTCCCACTACTAGCTGTAAGATAAATAGTGTTACCGTATTGCGTAGAAGAAAACGTTCCTGTAATTCCAGAATAGTTTGCTAATCCTTGTGACGTACTTAGTGTTGCACCAGTGTCAGTTCTAATTGTTTTAAATCCAATTCCGTCTGCACCACTAGACCAGTGTGAAGACGCAGTTCCATATAATAATATATGTGCAATCTTTTCTGTATCTCTAAATTTACCATCTGTTGAAGCGTCATTACCAGTAGGCATTTGAAATAATACTTCTATTGGGTATGACCAAGTTGAATGATTTAAAGTAACACTATACTGTCTACCGTATTGTGAACTTTTAACATAAACTAAAGCTTCTTGTACCTTTGCTGCTGTTGTAGAAGAATTTTCAGCTACAGTTTTTTGTGCGTTAGATACAAATGTATAGTCAGCAATGTTTGTAAATTTAAAATCTTCTAAAGGATTTGTTGAAGTTAGGTAAGAAGTACCATTGGGAGTAGTAACAGTTTTTTCATTACCTGCTAAATCAAAAACTTTAACACCTTGATTATAAAATAAAGCAACATATTGATTACTACTATCTCTATTAATCCACTGTACTGCGCAATTATTTGGTATTGCTTGGTTAGATATTAAGTTAGCAACAAACTGAGTTCCTGCTCTTTTAGATAATCCGTCTATAATGTTTGACTGAAAGTTTACTTGGTTCTCAGCTTGAGATACATTTCTTTGAACTGCATTCTGCTGACTAATACCATTAATAAGATTTGGAATTGACTGCGATATAACTGCCATTGTCTAACTCCTTGATGAACGTTTATTGCCACGATTAGTAATGTAATTCATATTGTATTCATCTTTAAGAATATTAGCGTCCATTGCTCTTGAGTCAGCTTGTTCAAACTGTACGTGGGCTTCTTGTTCATCTATGTTTGCTAGTTTAACTAATTCACTTGCACCAATATACCGAGCTGCAAAACGTCTTGACGCTTTAACTACAATATATCTTCTTGCATATTCTGGAAGATGTTCAAATTGTTGTACTAAAACTTTGTCTATTTGTGGGTTGTAAGTAAATACATCTGTATGATTTTTTAAGTCATATAAAAAACCGTTACGAATAGTGTATTGATATAAATATTGGTAAGGTCTAGAAGCTTCTGCTTGAACGCAGTTAGAGTCTAGAGGAACTTTGTTGTCTGAGTCCCTTGCTTGTGTAACTTCAAATTCTCTATTGAAAAACCATCCTTGTGACTGAACACTCATGGAAGTTTCATCTAAAATATTTACAGCGACAGCTACGTCTGTTCCTATATTTCCTGTTATAGAACTGACTGGGGCTTCCCCTATGAAACTTAGCATAGTATTAATTGCCTGCAGTTCCGTTGTCGGTGTAATTTGTGTTGTCATGATTTTCCTTTTTTAATAATTAAAGTAGGGGATTTAGTCTCCCTCGTCCCCTACTCCTATATAGTATAAATAAGCCTAATGAATATTAAGCGTCTTTAATTCCTACAGCACTTTCTGGTCTTAATACACCATGACCCATAGCGTATTTAGCAACCATTAGAGTACCTTGTCTTCTAATGTCGTATTCCATCTCAGTAGCTAAATCCATTAACTTAACAGTTCCAACTGCTGATGGGTGACAAACTAAACCTTCGTATGCAGTCAAGTTAACAGCTTGAGGTGTTGAACCACCTTGAGTAGCTGAACCTGCGTCTGCACCAGAAGTTACGTTTGAAGCAACAAAATGAGGAACAGCAATTAATCTGATACCTGCAATTTGTAACACCCTACCTGAAGCAACACCACCGTTAGCACCACCACTGAAGTCAACATTGACTGCGTTTGTAGCGTTTGCTAATTTGTAGTACATTTCAGGTTTTAAGAAACAAACTCTACCGTCTGCCGGTACATATTTGTCGTCTAATGTTTTCGCAGCATCAAACAATGAATCAATAAATCCATTTGCAGATGTTGCTGCTGTTGCAGAAGCGATATTAGTATTAGTTAATACTGTACCACCGTCTCCACCAGTAACAGAAGCCGAAGCTTGTGCAGCTTGACCGATTGTTTGTAGAACGTGTTTGTCTTTTTGGAATGCTAATGCTCTACCGATTTCAGTAGAATATGCACTTCTTACATCCCAATGATTCTTAGCTTCTTCAATGTTTGAAAGAAAAGCTGAAGAGATTAAAAGGTCATTAATTGTAATAACCTTTTCGTTGTGGTTCACATCAGAACCAAGTATTTCTGCACCAGGTGTGTGGTAAGCCGCAGTAGTTCTACCCATTACAGGGAACGTTGCAGATTTACCATTACTGATACTTCTTACTGAATCAGCGCCTTGTGTTTTACTCGCTCTGTCGAATGAAGTAATAACTTCACCGGCAAAAACTTTTAAAAACAATGCGTCTTCTGAACCAGAAGCGTTTACTCGTCCAATGGAAGCCGGAGTTGCGTTTGACATAATTGTCTCCTTTTTCTATTGTTATTGTTTAAAAAGCTTTCACAAATTTCAAGTATGTTTCACAAGATTGTCGTTCCTCAGAACGGTCAAGTTAATGGACTTTAACTTTGTGTTAGCAGTTGCTACCTAAATAGGTAACACAACTATGATTTAGCAGTTTTCGCAGCTTGTTTAAATTGTGCTGCTGTAGGTCTGCCTTTTGTACCTGCTTTACGCATAGTCTCCCCTGAACCTGCTTTAATTCTAGCACGTTTTTTGTGGATGTTTGCATATAGTCCTGTCTTTGCCATGTTAATACCTCTTATTTTTTGGTTTTGGTTTCGGCTTTGGTTTTGGTTTTGGTTTGTACGCCATTATAACTCACTGTTCTTTAATTTAGCTTGTACGTCTGCTCTGTAAGCATTGTCTGAAGTATATCTTGCGTCAGACATTGCTGCTGTAACTTCAGCCCAAGAACGATAACCAGGTGCATTACTTGTACTTGGTCTGTTCCCAGTTTGTAAATTAGGTTCAACACCTTCAGCATTTTTAAATCTAGCATTCAATCCTGCGATTGCTAATTTAGTTGCTTCAATGTCTTTACCATTTACTGTTGAATTATAAGCATTTATTTCTGCTTCACTTAAATTGTCTGAAGCCCAAGACATCATATTGTTATAAGCGTCTGCGCCACCTACTTCTTGTTTAAGTGTATTAGAAGTTTGTTGAGCGATAGCTTCTTGACCTTTAATAAAAGCGTCTACGTAATCTCTAGGTATTCCTGCTTTTTCTAAAGCATCATAAGATTTATCAGCTAATTGCCCACCTTCATTATATTCTTGTTGAAGAGAAGCCATATCTAACCCTGCATTTTCTACAGCTTTTTCTGCTTTATCAATTGATAAGTCAGCGTCATCTTTTTTAGTCTCTTCTTTTTTAGGTTCTGAGTCTTTATTATTATTATTTTCAGACTGTCCTAATTTGTTTTCAAGTTCACCATAGGCTTTAGCCATCTCTTCAGCGTTCTTAAATTTTTCTGGTAACCACTCAGGTCTACTTTCATTTTCAAAAGTTTTATCTTGAGTAGTATCTACTGGTTTATCAGAAGTTGTTTCAGCTTCTTTTATTTCTACTTTTTCTACCATTGTTTATTATCCTTGAGGTTTTGTAACGTTGTCAGCAACTTTAGGTGCAACAGCTTGTGCTGTGTCCATCATTTGTTGTTGTTGCTGCATTTGCATTTGTTGTTCTTGTTCTGCTTGTAGTTGTTCAGGAGACTTAATTAAGTTCTCAGTTTCAATTCCATGACCTGTTGCTAATCTTTCAATTAAATCACCTATGTTTAATAATTGAATTGCTTGAGGATTCATTTGTGCTAACTGTCCTATCTCACCTACAAACTCTCTTAGTTTCTGTAAGTCATTCCCTCTACCTAGTGCTTCAACACCAGTTATAATAGTTGGTCTTACAGAACCTTTTGGAAGTTTTGGTATTTCGTTTTTACTTCCCATTCTTGTCATAAGAAGAGCGACTAAAGGTAATTGTAATTCTTGTGATAATAAAGAATAAATTCCACCCATAGCAGTCTCAAGTTCATTAGCCATATATCTAATTTCTTGAGCCGTAACTCTTTCTGCTTGACGTTGAATTGCTGTGTTAAGTAGAAAAGCGTATGCTAGTCTTTCTTCAAGTCTACCAATTGATTTCTCTACTGTTTGTAAATCATAAAATTTCTCTGCTTGTAATACTGATACATCGTCTCTACTTCCAGAAATAATGTCACCGTTTCTAGATTTTGCAATGTCCATTTTCTTTGTAGTAGAATTAGGTTTTACTAAGAAAACCATTTTAGCTGACGCAGCGGCACTTTCTACAAGCGCTTGAGATAATCCCTCAAGGCTCTTCAAGTCACCGATAAATTCTTCAACGTAACTTCTTCCATAGCTTTCAGAATCTACACGTACCATTCTTAATGCTAACCATGGAAGTTGGTCTGCGTTGTGTTCACCAATAGATGAAGGTATTTTAATTCCTTTAACTTCTTGGCATACATAAAATTTCTTATCACTTAGTTTGTAAATATGTGTATACAAGTCACAATGAGTTTCAGCTTTTGCGTCTTCTTTACTCATTTGTTGTAATACTTGTTCTCTAACTTCTTCGTCTAATCCTAAAACAGATACAGTTTCTTTTACAACTATTTCTAATAAGTTTCCTTCACCGTCTCTTTTACATACATATTGATTAAGAGGAAATACTCTCATACTACCTTCTTTAGGCATATGACATAAAACATTTCCACCAACAATTAAATGTTTGATTGCTTCAAATATTGGAACTCTAATTGCAAGTGACTCAATCTTACCCATAACGTCACGTTCAATTTTTGCTAATGATTTTTCAATTAACGTTTTAAGTTCTGGTTGTTCTTGTACTTGCTCTTTAGCTTTGCCTTGTATCGCTAATCTAAAAAATGGTTGATTGGGGGGAAGTAATAATAGTAAGAGTTTACTAGCTAAGTTATTTACACCTCTACTTCCAACTGATTGGAAAGGGCTATAAAAATCTTGTGAAGGGGTATGTGAATTTTCAGGAATTAAAGTAGGTATCGTCAGTTCCGAACACTGTCGTCCACGATTTAAAAAGTGTTCTCTTTGTTCAGACAGAGAATTGTATCGGCTTTCTGCCGTGTTATGTAAATTATCTGCCATTATAAATTACCTATATAATTGTTTGCGAACTACCAGGGATGTTTAAATCCGTTTGCATACCTATTGTTCCTTTTTTCGATTTCTTCTTCTTTGCTATTTCCATAGCGTCTTCAGAAGCTAGTTCGATAGTAGGTGCTAATTCATCGCCTGATGAAACGGCTTGTCTTACTGGCGTAATAGTCTCTTGTTGGGGTGGGTTTCTGTTTCCTCCTACACACATAGTTATTTCCTTCCTTTAATAAGTTGGTATTGTTAAATCAGTAGATTGTGATGTAGTCACATCCGATGATTGTGATACACTACTTTTCTTTTCTGGTTTCTTCACCGGAGTTTTATCTATCTCTGGTGGACTGTCTTTTGGATTCATAATATTCCCATCGACATATTTAATATTAGGGTCAGGTCTTGTAACTACAGGTGCTTGTTTTGTTGATGAAAAACACATAGTTATCTCCTATCCTAATAAATTTTCTTCGTTACGTTTCTTTAATTCAATTAACCAATTGACTACACTTCGTTGTCCTGCCTTAAACCAAACAGTTCTTTCACTGTCTTTTAAGTCAGCACTTTTTTCTGGAAATACTTTGTCTAAAGTTTTAACAAGTTCTTCCACTGTGTAAGGTAATTGAATGTCGTCTAATGGGTTCATATCTTTTTCCTTCTAATATGGGTACTATTAGCCCCACAAATTTCCTGTCATACTTCCTTTTGTGTATTCAGTAGCACGATTTTCAAAGAAATTTGTATGTTCTACGCCATTTAAAACCCAATCAAGCCAAGGCAATGGGTTATCTTTGACAGCAAAATTAGGTTTTAATCCTAATTGTAATAGTCTTCTGTCAGCTATATGTCGTATGTATTGTTTAATTTGGTTTGGCTCAATACCTTCTACTCCACCTTGTTCAAAGGCTAAGTCGATAAATTTATCTTCTAATGATACCATGTCTCTTGCAACATCGTATAAAGTTTTCTTAAATTCATCATTCCAAATATGTTTGTTCTCATCTATTAAAGCATGAAATAATTTTATCATGTTATCAACGTGATGACTTTCATCTCTTATGGACCAGGTAACTATCTGACACATACCTTTCATTTTACCAAATCTTTGAAAGTTTAATAACATTACGAAAGAAGCAAAGAGCTGCAATCCTTCTCCGAATGCTGAAAACGTTGCAAGTTCTCTAGCCATACCTTCAACACCTTCACCTTTACTTCTAAAAAGATAATCATGTTTGTCTGACATAGCTTTATATTCTTGGAATGCTTTGTACTCTGTGTCTGGTAAACCAATTGTATCATTTAATAATGAATAAGAATGTGCATGATTAGCTTCGCTTGTTGCAATAGAAGATAACATCATTCTAATTTCTGGTGGTTTAAATTTAGGAATATAATTATCAAGGTACGCTTGAGCAATGTCGACATCACCTTGCGTAAAGAACTTTAATATTTGTGTTATTAAATTCTTTTCCTTAGTGCTTAATCTTTCATTCCAATCTCGTACATCTTCTGCTAGTGAAACTTCACTTGGTAACCAGTGCATTTTTTGTTGTTGGTCGTAAGCTTCGAAAGCCCACGGATATTGAAACGGTTTGTAATATTCCCTTGCTTTTAATAAACTCATCCTAGTAGTTCTATCCCTTCTATTAAAATAATTATTGCTAACTCTACAGCTAAAACCGTATGGTAAACTGTCCAGAGTACACTTTGTTTGTCTTTCTTTTTATGACACCCACAACATTTCTTTTTTGGTTTGTTGAAACTGTCAAATATACTGTTGTCTGTCATTTTCCTTGTCCTCTATTTTTCAATTGCTTTCTATTCCTTCCTTGTCTTTTCTTTTTATTCATCATACTTGTGCTTGGTCTTCCACCAATGCTAGTCTTTTTATATTTAGACCTAGTCTCATGTGCTACGTCATTTGATAATAAATTATTTTTCTTCTTTGCCATTAAGCTTCACAAGCTAGACACTCTTCTGCGTCTGGTCTAACTTTCCTTTCTATCTTAGTTGAAATTATCTCTGCTCTTTTAATTGCTTCTGAACGACAGTAATAAAGAGTCTTTAATTTTTTCTTCCATGCTGAAAGATGAAGCATATGTAAATCTTTAATGTTAACATCCGCAGGCACAAAAATGTTTAAGCTTTGAGACTGACAAATAAATTCTTGTCTGTCAGCAGCCAAGTCAACAATCCATCTTTGGTCTATTTCAATAGCTGTAGCAAATACATCTTTTTCCCAATCAGATAATTCTTTTAAATGTCTTACTGAACCTCTTTTAGATACAATACTTTTCCATGTATCTTCATTGTCTATATCTTTTTCTTTAAGTAGTTTTTCTAAGTATTTATTTTTCATTAAAAAAGTACCACTCATAGTTTTCTGACTATAAACATTTGCTCTTACTGGTTCGATGGAAGGACTAGTGCTACCACAAATAATACTGCTACTTGCGTTTGGTGCGATTGCCAATAAATGTGCATTACGTAAACCAGTACCTTCCATGTCTGGTGCTTCACCTCTTTCTTCAGCGAGTCTACGTGAAGTTTCTAATGCTTGTTTTTTTATGTTTCTAAATATAGATAAGTTTTGTCCTTTAGCTAAAGCACTTGCGAAAGGTATGTTTTTACTTTGGAGATACGAATGGAAACCCATTGTCCCCAATCCAATACTACGTTCACGCATAGCAGAATACTTAGCACGGTGTAAACTATCACTAGCGTTATTAATAAAATACTCCAAGACATTATCGAGAAACCTAACCACGTCAGGTATGAAATTATTGTCTTCTTTCCATTCATCATATTTTTCTAAGTTAAGTGAAGACAAACAACACACGGCTGTTCGTTCTTCGTTTGTTGGTAATGTAATTTCACTGCATAAATTTGAGTGATGTACTTTTAATCCAATTTTCTTCTGAGACTCCGGCAAAGACTTTTGGACTGTGTCAATGAAACAGACGTAAGGTTCACCAGTCGCCACTCTAGTCTCAAGAATTTTTTGCCATAATTTTTTAGCAGAGACTTTTCTAACCACTCGTTTTGTATGTGGGTCAATAAGTTCCCAAGTATCATCGGCACTAGGGTCAGTAGTGCAATTGTCAATAACAGACATAAATTTATCAGTAACATTAATACCATGATGAAGGTTGAGACATTTACGATGAACGTCCCCACCACTAGGTTTACGCATTTCGATAAACTCTTCAATTTCTGGATGTGATATATCTTGATATGCTGCATAACTTCCTCTTCTTGTTTTACCTTGAGAGAACGCTAACATTTCTGAGTCAACAATGTGCATGAATGGAATTGAGCCAGTAGATATTGAGCCACCAGAAGTTGATGTTCCATCACTCCTTATGTGTCCCCAATGTCCACCGATTCCTCCACCCACTGTAGCTAACCAAGCGTTCTCTGTGTAGTGTTCTGTTAATCCAACTCGACTGTCTGGAACATAATTAAGAAAGCACGAAATAGGCATTCCTCTTTTAGTTCCTCCATTAGTCAGAATAGGAGTAGAAAACATAAACCATAGATTAGAAGCGTAAGAATATATTCTATCAGCCATAGCAGAATCATCTGAAAATATTTTAGATACTCTATAAAATGCTTCTTGAGGACTTTGTTCCTCCTCTGTTAAATATCTATCCTTTAATATTCTCAAACCTGCGTCTGATAATAATGAGTCCTTACTATAATCCATGTTGTTTCCTATTCCTTATTCTTGAGTTGTTTATTAATAATAAAATCTATGTACTGTTTAGCTTTCAATAAATCTTGAACACCGTTTTTCTTTTTGTGTCTCAATAAATATTTAATTACGTTGCCAGTACAAAAATCTAAATTGTTAGCAATTATAAAATCAATTGGTTCAATCTTATGTTGCGTGTAGTGAGGTGGTTCTTTAATTAAATCTGCCATCTAGTTACCTCACCAGTCTTTTTGTTGTATTCACCGTGTCTTAAAATTCTAGCAACTTGAGCTTGTTGAAAAGCGTCATGTTCTAGTAAGCCTTCTTTGGCATATGCTTTGACAACTAGTTCCCACTGTTCTTTAAGTGGTAAATTTTTATCTTTAAGTATTTTTTGTGCTGTAACTTTTCCGATTTTTGGACAACCAGAAAATCCATCAACTGAATCACCAGTTAATGTTTGTATCATGTGCCAGTGGTCACAATCTCTTTTAGAAAGTTTTTGTATTGTTCTACCGTCTTGAGAAAGTTTACCTGGAATTTGTCTAAGGTCTTTATCAAGTGAACATATAATACGTTCTTCTTTCTTTTGTGGTTGTGTAGCTAGAATACCTAGAACATCATCTGCTTCTAAGTTTGGATAAATGATTGCGTCATACTCATCAATTAACCATTTTCTAATTGCCCCTAATATTAAAGGTTTACGTTTCTCTTTACGATTATCCTTGTAGCTAGGTAAGATGTCTTTTCTAAAGTTAACACCATCTGTTAGTGCAATTGTAATACTATCACCTTTAAGATTTTCTTTTAAATCTTCTATCTCGGATAGTGCGAGATATTTTCCGTGGTTCTCATCAGCGTGTAATGTCCATACTGTTGAGTCTTCCCACTTGATACTATGCTCTGCCATAGTTGAAGCTTTGTAAGCTATGATGTCCCCATCAATTAAAAGTCTTCTCTTCATGGATTATATCCTCCTGTGGATTGGTTAAGTTAAATTTTTTGATTGGAATAATTCTTTTAAAGGAATTAATATGCACTTACTTGCATGGTGGTCACCAATCATTTTGTAGTTATCTTTAAATTTGTCAGCTATCTTTTTTAATTTAGGTACTTCAAATATTAATTTGCAATAATCTTCTTTACCTATTGCTAATATATGTACCCAATAGTCTGCTTCAGTTTTAGATAAGCCACTAGGTTTGCCCCAACATTCAACTTCGATTGCGATGTTTCCTGTCTTAGCCCACCAGTCTCTTTCTGTCTTTACTTCTAGTTTGTTTTTGTCCTGGTCCAGTAACGATACTACTTTCTTTTCTCGTTCTTGACCGTACTTTAAGTCAATATCAAATTTACTATTTTTCATTAATGTGTTTCACTCCAATTGTTTCCGATTTTATATTCGCCTGTTAAAGGCACTCTTAATTTGAAGTGTTCACCAGTTCGTTTAATACATTCGACAGCCAACAATCCTATTTCTGTTGCTTCTTCTCTGTCACACTCAACTTGTATTTCATCGTGTACCCACAATACTTGTTGAATTCCAGATAAGTTTTTAACAGCGTTGTCAAACTCAACTAACCATTGTTTACAAACGGCTGCGCCTGCGCCTTGCAACAAAGTGTTTAATGCACTGAAAGTATTTCTTACTTTGATTTGTCTTTTGTCTAGACCTACCAAGTAACCACGTTCAGCAGAAAGTTGTACTTGTTTGATAAGTTTATTTAAAGCAGGTAGTCTATCTAAGAAACGCTTCTTAACTTTCGCAGCTTCTTTGTTAGTCTTACCAGTTACCTCTGCAAT